AGAGCATGGAGGATGGTGGAGTGACAGTGGACGGTGTGTATGTGAAGTGGAAAAATGGGGTATTATCTGGGTGGAGGTTGACAGCACTACTGGACACGATATTGAATATTGTGACATTATTACTGGCTGTGGAGAAGGTAACTGGCTCGTGGAGGAACATTGATTTCTACGTGGCACAGGGCGACGACCTACACCTGAAGATGGATGACTTTGTGATAGCCGGGGCGATAAGGAGGGAGATAGAGTATTATGGCTTTATTGTCAACCCGAACAAATTCTTTATCAGCACCAGGAGGGATGAATTCCTACGGAAATGGAGCACACCTGGGATCGTAAGTGGTTATCCAGCTCGTATGGTGAACAGCCTGTTGTGGCGTAACCCGATAAATACACCACTGCCACCTGGCTTTGATAGGATAAACGAGGTGGTGGCATCATGGCATGCACTTATTAATAGGAGTGGGGGGAGATGGAGAGACGTATGGTCAATGATGGTACCTGACATTGCGAGGGCAAATGAGCTGACATACAAGGATGTGCAAGATATCCTGTTAACGCCGGCCTCGCTTGGGGGGGCGGGGATAGCACATGAAATCTTGAGCCCAATGCAGTTCTTAAAACCGACGTCGAGCAAGAACGAATTCTTCCCAATGAGCGAGACGAGATTGGAGGGGCTGGATAGTATCAGAGAGCAGGCCGGATTGATCACTGGCGGGGTAACGGAGGATAGAGAGGTGAGGAAGTGGGCAGCAGGGGTACTGGACTGGAACAAGAAGAGGTTCACTAGGGCGGTAGCAGAGCCGGTAGCCGGCTTTAGACTGGACATGGATATACCGAATATCCCTATGTCCGGTGGAGCCGGCTGGACGAATGGACCGGTTAGGGAGAAGTCTTTTCTACTTGATGCATACTTAGGAATGGCACACAACGGGTATGACAAGTTCTACGAGATGGAAAAGCTAATTCCGAGAGGTACAGCAAGCTTTAGGAATGAGTATGCGAAGCGGGGACTCAAGCTGTCGATGCCAAAGATAGCGGGCGTAGCACATGGGTACTGGTCACAGAAGATCAATATGGAGCGTGCAGGCCAATTAGCTGACGCCGTGGCGAAGACGCGGCACCCATCAATGAACAGTTGGAGGCTTCAGGATTATAAGAGCGAAC